ATCAAGTTAAATTTACTGACGGCATAATAAAATATTCACCTGACAAGCCATTGTCATGTGGTGCTAAAGTTTGGATTGAAACCCTTCAACCTGTTGAAATCATAGGAGATTATGATGTATAGTAAAGATAAGAATATAAATATACAACAAAAACCTACGGAATATTATAGTTTACACGCTGCTTACAGTGCTATTAGTCAGCAGTATCACCCTGATTTTGTATGTCAAGTAGTTAATACATTCTACGAGCCAGAAGAAAATCCATCTGAAATATTTTATATAGATGTAAGAGCAAAGTCAGGTAATTGGGTTGGATATTTGGGGGACTCTTATGAGTGATAAAAAAACACCAGAAGTTTGTGATATGTGTAAGAAAACTGATGCAATAGTGACCACTAACAAACTTTATTGGTGTGCTAATTGCTACACAAGTTATCTAACTAGGATGTTAGCCCATCCAAGAAGAAGAGGAGCAAGTCACTAATGTTTAAAGTACATAACATAAAGATAAACAAGTATGCTCAAAGAAATCCTGATAATTTATTTGTAGTAATTATGATGGTGTCTTTAAGTATCCAACAGAAGTGGTCACTGGTTGGTGATATGTTGTCAGATATGGTAGAAAATAAATCTGATTGTCTCTATCTATGGGGCAACAAAGTAGCAACCTATGAGTATATGATAACTCATAAGCATTTTATTCATGGTCAAATGTTAGCTGTAATTAAATCAAAGAATCTTACAGAACATGCCAAGGCAATATCTTTAATGAAAGTATTTTTAAAGATTCCCGGATTGGGATTGCCAAAGGCAGGTTTTGTTTGTCAATTAGTAACAGGATTAGTTGGGTGCATGGATGTACATAATATTAAAACGTATGGGATTGATCCTAAGACCTTGATTTTAAATAAGAATCTTAAATCCTTAAAGAGTAAAACAAATAACAGGAGAAAAATAGAAAAATATATTACCCTTTGCCATGATTACGGTACAGAAAATCTATGGAATTCTTGGTGTTCAATGATAGCAGACAAGTATCCTAAAGATTTTGTAGATAGTAACCATGTATCAGAAGTACACTACACTTACTTAACTGGAGAATACAATGATGAATAATGTAATTGATTTTAATAGTAATGGTGGAGCTAATTTAGCTCTTAGGAATAGAGATTATAATGGTGCTGATTTTGCTATAAAGCCTTTGCCTTTATATGTTTACCCAACAGGTGATGTTAGGGAGCCTGTAAAGATAGGCAATAAATATGCGACTGTTAGAGAAGATGATCATTCAATACTAGGTATACATAGTATTAATTATAAAGCTGTAGAGCATAGGGATATGATTGATAATCAAAGAGATGTTATTATTCGCTCTGGGTTAGCTGATGATTCTATTATAGAAACTATATCTTTAGATGCTACCGGCAAGAAATGTTATGTGAAACATGAGCTTCCTAATCATAAGATTGATACACCTAAAGGAGACTCAGCATCCTTAACTTTCTTATCTATAAATAGTTTCTGCGGTACTTGGGCTTATCAAATATCAGCGGGTGCTAATCAAGGAGCCTGTCAGAACAGTCAAGTATTTACATCAGGTGCTGCTACCCTGTACAAAGCTAGACACAATAAACATTTAGATATTAAACATGCAGCAGATGTTATTGTTAATGCTGTCCCATTATTTATGGAGCAAGCAGAACTCTGGCATAAGTGGAATGGTACATCTTGTACAGATACTAGGGCAGCTATTATATTTGCAGGGCTTGTTAGTCCAGAGTTTAAAGAATTAATAAAAGAAGCACAAGCAATGGGAGGTTTCGGCCCTGATGTACTTGCAAAACAAATAGAACGAAATAGAACTTATAATTACCTTATGAATAAATATCACAGTCATTACAAGGGTGCTTTAGGTGCTAATCTTTGGAGTGTTTATAATACTATGACTGACTGGGGTACTCACATTCAGAGCAAGTCAGTTAATGTAGCAGGTATTCAGCACAGAAGGTCGGCTGTAATACAGAAAGTTCTTGACACTCCTTACTTTATAGCAGCATAACTTACATAGTGTAGTAACTTTAGGGGGTGTAAAAGCCCCCTCTTTTTAATTCAAGGAGAACAACAATGAACGAAGCATTTATGTTTAGAAAGAGAACAATAAAAGATGTAATGTCCGTAGAAAAAAGAATAGAATTAAAAGAAAACATAGGTCAGCATGTGCAAGCTTATATAAATTCTGGAGGTCAGATACAACACTGTACTCCCTGTACATTTGGTGTAAAAGAAAAGACTACTAAAAGACAAGTGGCTTTAGGTAAAGCAAAAGGAAGAAAGTAATGATTGCAAGAGACAGAGTAACAGAAGACTTAGAAGAATATATGCTAGAGTCAGAAGAAGACTACAGAAACTCAGCAGAATACAAGCAAGAATGGGCTGAGTTTATGGCTGATTCAGAAAGAGATAGATTAATATCTGAAGAACTAGCTAAGGAAAAATAATGATTACTTTAAATACTTATGAAGAATTAAAAACTATACTTGACGATGTAGCAGGTGTAGCATGGGATAATAAAGATGATGTAGAATACATACAGGCTATTATGTTGATCGTCTATCATTATGAAAAAGAAAATAAAGCAATAACAGATTAGCAAATTTAACAAGTCTAGGTTATACTAGATAGTTGGACAAAGCAGTGTGCAATAAAGACTTAATCGTTTATAAACTTATTATTAATAACATACCTTTGGAGGTATAATATGTCAGTACTACAAGGCCCACTTTACTGGGCATCAATCACTAACCCTAACACTACTTACGAGCCGGTGTATTCTGTCAATGTTATTCTAGATGAGGAGACTGCTACTGATTTTAAACAGAGAGGTTTCCGTATCAAAGACATGGACGAAGGCCCAGCAATTGTTATCAAGCGTAAAGTCGGCGGTCCTAATGGAATGACAAGGGCAGCACCTAAGCTTTTTGATAAGGCTAAGAACGAAGTAGATGTGTCTGTAGGTAATGGGACTATAGGTAAAGTCCAGTACAAAGAGTGGGAAGTTGTAAGACAAGGCGAAACCTTTCGCGGTCTTGACCTACAGGCTGTACAGATACTTGATCTTGTATCATTCAACCAAGCTGGTGATGAGTTTGATGTAGAAGAATCACTAGCTGAGGACGATGAGTTATGATCAGAACTCCGGAAGAAGATACAGTTATCTTTCGGACTGGGGAGGGGGACTATGATGTCTCCCTTTTCAGTACTGATGGGCAACTAAAATATTCAATAGCTCAGAGAGCCATAGCAGAGCTAAGAGATTTGACTGATCAGATGGTAATAAGAAGGGAAGCTATAACATCTCTTCATGCAGCCATCCAAGAGGTTGAATGCACAGAAGAAAATAAAGTTAAGCTTGTAAGAGCGCGAACAGCATTAGGACAGTACAAACCTGATGACCCCTCAACTCCTGATATAAACGAAGCGTATATAAAAGCACCTGACTATACTATTAACTACGAGGATTAGTATGCCTGATTTTAAACACAAAGAATTTGTTAAGTTTAACTTACCATGTCCTAAATGTGGAGGAAGCGATCCAGTATCTATGCACGAAGATCGTTCTGCTTATTGCTTTAGTTGTTCTAAGACTATGAAAGATTATGATAAAGAATGTGATGCACCGCTTAGTGTATCTAAACCTGTAGACATACAACCCTATAGAAATAATGCTATGAACAATGCAGAAGGAGAGTTTCTAGCCTTAACAGATAGGGGTATATCCTTAGACTCAGCTAAGAAGTATGGTGTCAAAGCTGTAAAGGATTCTAAGGGGCAGATCATTAAGCATCTGTATCCTTACTATGTAGCCAATGAAATTGTAGGTTACAAAGTAAGAGAACAAAATAAAATGTTCACATGGAAAGGTAGTGGACAGGGCAGCGGCTTGTTTGGTGAGCAGCTATTCCAATCAGGAGGTAAGTATATAACCATTGTTGAAGGTGAGTGTGATGCGATGGCTTCTTATGAAATGCTAGGTTCCAAGTGGCCTGTAGTTTCCATAAAGAATGGGGCTGCGGCGGCTGTTAAAGATGTAAAGAACTCAATAGAATTTCTTGAGAAGTTTCAATGCGTAGTCATTAACTTTGATAATGATAAGCCCGGAAAAGAAGCAGCTAAAAAAGTGGCAATGCTTTTGACTCCCGGCAAAGCAAAGATAGTGCATCTTGCAGATGATTTTAAAGATGCTAACGATATGATCAAGAAGGGCAACAAGCATGGCTATGTTACGGCGTGGTGGAACGCTAAGATTTATACACCCAGTGGTGTTGTCAATGCTAAAGACTTAAAAGATAAATACTTTAATAGAGAAAAGAAAGACTCAGTTCCCTATCCTTGGGAGGGGTTGAATAAGAAACTGTACGGCTTGAGACAGGGAGAGTTGATGACTCTGACAGGCGGCACAGGTCTTGGCAAATCCTCTATCACTAGAGAACTAGAACACTGGTTGATCAATAATACAGAAGATAACATAGGTATCGTGGCTCTTGAAGAGCATGACCTAAGAACTCTTGACTGTCTCATGTCAATAGAGGCGAATGACAGGCTGTATGTAGACCATATCAGAGAGGGCTATGATCAGAAATACTTGGATGAAATCTATAGTAAGATATACGACAACGGCAGGGTGTGGATACACGCTCACTTTGGCGCTAATGATATAGACGAAATCTTCAGTAAGATTAGGTTTATGATTATAGGCTGTGACTGCAAGTGGGTGGTCGTTGACCACTTACATATGCTTGTGTCCTCCTCAACTGAGGGAGATGAGCGCAGAACTATTGATAGCATTATGACTAAGTTACGTTCTATTGTTGAAGAAACAGGGGTTGGCATGATCCTAGTCTCTCATTTGCGTAGAGTAGAGGGCAACAGAGGACACGAGAACGGGGTTACTGTAGGGCTTAACCACCTCAGAGGTTCACAATCTATTGCTCAGTTGTCTGATTGCGTCATAGCTTTAGAGCGTAACCAACAGTCTGATGATCCTATTGAATCGCAGACTACTCACGTAAGAGTTTTAAAATCTAGGTATACTGGTGATGTAGGGATAGCGACTCACTTGCTATACAATCAGGAGACAGGTAGACTCAGCGAAGTAGATGCAGAAGATTATCAATACGATGGAGATGAACTATGAGTTCTTTAGTTTTTGACATAGAAACTGATGGGCTAGACGCTACTAAAATCTGGTGTATTAGTACATGTGATATTCATACAGAAGAATTGAACTCTTACTACGGTGACAACCTAGAAGAAGGTCTTGCAATACTGAAGGATGCTGACAAGTTAGTT